TTAACTAATAAGTGTTTATGAAATATCATTTCGCGTCTACCTGAAATTCCTTTTTCTTCCAAATCTTTTTCTTATACCAATTAGGGATTTGAGCGCGTTCTGCCACTTTCTCGCTCCAAAAATCAGCGTCATGTTTTCCTAGGGAAGCCTCCCAATCTTCTCTAGCCAAAGGTATTAGTTGATACATAGGCGTTCCTTTCGGTATTACCCCTGTAAAACCTTTTTTAATATAAAAAGGCAAGTTGCCAAATGGTACATGCCTAAACTCATCATAATCAATTATTCCTGAGAAAGTGTAAAAAGGTAAGTCAATTCGATTTAGCGGGTGAGTAACGAGTCCTGAAAAACCTGACGGGAAAATTGGAGACCATATTGAGTTCCATAAGAACTGATAATGTAAATAGCCATCTATCTCTGGAAGGTGATTCGGCTCGCGAAAATCTACCATCTTAATTAAATGAGGTGCTGAGATTTGAAAGCCGTCTGCTGTTTCGTCAACACTAATATCAGTCCAAGTTCTTTGAATATACCCATGCGTTAAAGAGTCTAAAAAAGGTGAACAGGCTTTTATATTAGGCTCAGCGCGATTAGGTGCTATGGTTTTATACCAATCAGGAATACAATACTTACTTGGTACTGGAGCCTCTGTAATTTCTTGTACTTGCTCACTTCCTGGTATAAATTGAATTTTCATTTAACCGCCAGTTTTTCCAACATTTAGTTCGCTCTCTTTCCATACGGTCTTAGTACCTCCATCGTATGACTTAGCCAGTCCTTTTTCAATCAAAGACTTGTTGAAACTAGTGTTGTCGGGGAGAAATAATTCTCCTAGTATGCGTCCATACTTATCAGGCTTAGTTGTTTGGATACGGAATGACTTGCCTTCCAGAGCACTCTTCACATATTCCTTGACTTGCTTGCCTAATTCTGTATTCTTCTCTGCTGTATCTATACCAGACAACCGAACCCTAGTCTTGTAATGTAAAGAAAACCCCAAGTCAATCGCTATATCTATTGTATCGCCATCTACAACTCTATCAACTCTTGCCAAGTATTCGAACATTTGTTCTCCTTCTCTAAGGTAGTCAGCGTATCAGTAATTTATGCCCTACACTATTAGATATGGAGAGAGTAATCATTAAAGAACTCGAGCGAACACTGCTTCGCACTCGAGACAGAATGCTTATTTACTCAAATGAAGAACTGAAGCAGATATCAGACCTAGTTGCCTCAGCGACTCTTGCTATTGCTCTTGAATCTTATAGTCGTGAATTAGAAGCGATGAAGACTAAGCAACCAGAATTGGTATAAATCTTGGCGAACGAATATCCAGACTTTGATGGCTCTCAAATTTGCGCCCAGACAGAACCAGACCTTTGGTTTCCAACAGCAGATAGACAAACAGGAAGATTAGCCAAAACACTTTGTCTAACTTGCCCATGGTTGAAACCTTGCTTAGATTACGCATTAAAGAATGATGTTGTTGGTATATGGGGCGGAAAGACAGAAAGAGAAAGAAGTCATATACGCAAGAAACTTAAAATAAAACCTGAGCCACTATATCTTGATACTTTGTTTGCGCCTTCGCTGAGGGGTAAAGTAGCGGTAGGCAGGTATAATGAATCAGTAAGTGAGGTGGTTGATGTCTGAGTTTAATATGAACTTCGGTGATGGGTCTTTCAGTCCATTAGCACAACTGGCTACTGCATTACATGAAATGTTTAATTCTTTGATGAGGGCTGGGTTCACTGAGAACCAAGCACTATATTTAACGAGTAAGATGATAATAAGGGAAGATGACTTTGATGATATTACTGATGATACGGATAGGTGAAAAATAAGATGCCAAGAAGACCAGACTTAACCGAAATAGGTAGCACAGGTTTACGCAGAACTGGCGGAACTGTTTACGAAGAGTTTTTAGTATCTCTTCGTGGTCGTCGTGGCGCAAAAGTTTATCGTGAGATGTCTGAGAACGATCCTGTTATTGGCTCTATTCTTTACGCAATAGAAAAAATTATCTTAAGACTTGAGTGGACTGTTAAACCAGCAAGCGAGAAAGAAGAAGATAGAGAAACAGCAGAGTTTATTGAGCAGTGCTTGTATGACATGAGTGATAGTTGGGACAGCACTCTTTCTCAGATTTTATCTATGCTTGTTTATGGCTACGCCTTCCATGAAATAGTTTATAAGATTAGAGATGGTGCTGGAAACGAAGACCCTGCTCGTCGTTCCGCATTTAGTGACGGAAAGATTGGTTGGCGTAAATGGCCAATCCGTGCACAAGAAACTCATAACAACTGGATGTTTGACGAAGATGGTGGTATCCAAGGATTTGAACAAGTAGATCCATACGGTGCTGGTCTTCATAGAATTCCTATTGATAAAGGTTTGCTATTTAGAACTAGTAGTGCCAAGAATAACCCAGAAGGTAAATCATTATTAAGAACTGCTTATCGCCCATGGTATTTCAAAAGACGCATTGAGGAAATGGAAGCGATAGGTATTGAAAGAGATTTAGCAGGATTACCAATTGCGTATATGCCTCCTGAATACTTATCATCTACTGCTACCGTAGACCAACAAGCAGTAAGAGATAGCATTGTTAGCATTGTTCAAAATGTAAAACGAAACGAACAAGAAGGTATTGTTTTCCCATTAGTATTTGATGATAGAGGAAACAAGATGTTCTCGCTAGAGTTATTAAACTCTGGTGGCTCAAGACAATTTGATACAGATAAAGTTATCTCTAGATATGATCAAAGAATTGCTATGTCTGTATTATCAGACTTTATTCTTCTTGGACATGACCGAGTAGGTTCTTTCTCATTAGGTAATAGCAAAATAGATTTATGGACAATGGCTGTTGAAGCAATATGTAAATCTATTGCAGAGGTAATTAACTATCACGCCATACCTCGCTTACTTAAGATGAATGGTATGAAAATTGGAACTGTTCCTGAATTAACTTATTCAAGCGTAAGCCACGTAGACCTTGCTGAAATATCTGATTTCGTAGCCAAACTTACAACTGCTGGAGTAATAACACCTGATGAGGATATGGAAGAATACTTAAGAGGACTAGCAGGTTTGCCGGTTGCTAATCGTAAAGATAACGACCTAAACTTTGGCGAAGAAGAAATTGAAGAACCTGAAGCAGATAGAGGAACTGAAGAAGAGGCACTAGAAACGGAAGAGCCAACCGAGGACGAAACAGAATAAAATGCCTTTAGTCATAAAGGCTAGAAAAAGAAACGACCCAGTTCTTCGTAGCCCAACCGCAAAATTAAATAAGTTCGAACAAGAAATCTTTGATATTTACTCTAAGGCTTTATCCTCTATGCCTAAAGATTTAGATAACGAAAAAGTTATTAGAGCAGTTAGGCGAGCAATAGAATCGAGAAGTCCAAATGCTGGTGCAGTTGCTTTTGAGTGGGGAGACTTTGTTTCTTCGCTAGATGGCACAGTTCCTAAGTTAGCGCAACAACTTGCTGCTTCCGCAAATATAAGTGCTGCTGCTTTGCCTAAGAATATTAGATTTGATAGTTCTTTTACTGCCCAAGACCCAAGAGCAATAGCATGGGCACAGCAGAGAGCAGGAGCAAGAATATTAGGAATTACTCAAGAAACTCAGAAAGCCGTTGCTGAAACTATTGCTAGAAGTTTAAGTACACAAATAAATAGAGAAGAAGTAATAAATAATATTACTCAAATAGTTGGCTTAGATTCCAGACAAGCAAAAGCACTGGGTAACTTTTATGAAAAGAACTTACTTAAGTTAATTGAGCAAGGTGAAACATACGAGAAGGCAGTAAAAATAGTAACTAAACTTAGCAAAGAATATCGTGAAAGATTACTTATCCAGAGGGCTACTCGTATTGCCAGAACAGAAACTATTGCTGCTGCTAATGCTGGTCGCATGCTTTCTTGGGCGGAAGCAGATCAATTAGGATTACTTCCAGCAGGAAGCCAGAAGAGGTGGAAAACAGCAGCAGATGAAAGAACATGTCCAGTTTGCGCACCATTGAATAATGTAACAGTAGATTGGGAAGGTGTTTTTTCTACTGGCGATGTCATGCCACCCAATCACCCAAATTGTAGATGTACCGCAGTTATTGTTCCAGCAGAGCCAACCTTTGATAATAGTGTTGAGAAAAGATATTATAGATTTGCTGACGGAGAAAAAACTTGGCGAAACTATGATTACAAGTGGCGCAAAATAGCCAATGAAATGAAAGATAGAATAGGCAAGTGCCAGCGTTGTGGAAGTAAATCAGACCTAACAGTAGATCATAAGAAAAGATTAAAAGATGGTGGTGCTAAATATGACAGGAAGAACCTAAGAGTCTTATGCCGTTCATGTAATGGAAAACTTGCTAGATTAGGAACTAAACTTAGGAAGTCAGATAACTCTTGGTTATTTGCTAAGCATGCTCCTGGACAACACAATCAGCAAAATCACGCAGGAGGCAGAAGGAGTGGTAGTGGGTCATACGAGGCTTCAGCCAGTGCTTTGGCTTCTTTTCAGAATGGCTCTTGGGATAAAGATGATGTAAGTTTAGAAGATACGAAAAAAATAACAGTCGCTTACGATAATAAATATTCTGTAAAAAATGAGGAAAATGATAATTCAGAATTCCAAGTTGAAGATTATGCAACTGCTGGCTATCAGGGCATTAATGCTGTGGCAAGAGGTAGCCAAAAAAGCGATGACTTCATGCAAAATAAGATAAGTGTTTTGGATAGAACTATTGAAGAAAGTCCAGATGCTTTCGGTGATAAAACTCTTTATAGAGTTGCTTCCGATAGGCTTATCACAGATTTGAAACCCGGAGATACTTTTATAGACAAAGGATTCTTAAGTACAACAAGGAAAAATGTTGTAACAAATAAGTCTGCTAGAAAACAATTAGGCAACTTATCACCTACTGATGATACTGTAACTGTAATTCTTCCAAGTCCAAGCAAAACAGGTAAAGGGCTTGCTGTTGATTTACTCTTAACAAGCAGGGGGAGAAGTGGGCGAGATGAGTTTTGGGGTAAAGAAAAAGAAGTCTTACTTCCTCGTGAAACTCCACTACTATTCTTAGGAATAAGCACGACTACGGATACAGAAGGTAAACCAGTAGCAGTTTTTCAGAGAATGGATAAATGATGTCACGATTCATAGCACAACCCGAAGATGGCAAGATTATCCGTGGGCAGGGTAAAATACAGGTCGCTAAAACAATAGAAGAAATACAAGAATCAAATCAAGTCGAGACCGAAGCCGAAGACAAGAGCAGATAGAATAGAGCCATGCCGTATAAAGTAGCCAGTAATGTAAAAGGTTGTCCGGGATTTGCCGTAGTCAAATCAGACACAGGTGAGTTAGTCGCTTGCCATGTCACAAAGGTAGACGCAGCGAAACATGTTCGGGCTTTATACGCCAATGTCCCAGATGTAATCCAGAAAGCAACAACTGAATCACTATTAGCGTTTCATGGGAAATTAAGCAAGAGTGAAATGAACGCTACTATGCTGGCTTCTCATCATTACATAACTACCGAACTATCTAAAAGAGGCTACGACTTAAGCAGTGAAGAGTTCTTTGAGAAAGAAGTAATTATTGATCCTGAGATTACTTTAGATGGTGCTGAACTAGAGGAATTGTTTAGCGGAGAAGAAGAATTAGTTGAAGATATTATCGTTAAATGGGAAGATGGCGATATAGATTATTTCAAAATTGCTTTTGGTTTATGGGGAGACGGATTAGAAATACTTGTTAATCCAAGTAAAGAAAATGTAGATAAGGTTGCAGAGTCAGATACATTTACTCCACCTGCTTCAGTTGCCACAAATGCTAAGAGAGCACTTAATTGGATTCGTGAAGGTAAGGCTGGTGGGGGATTTACTGATGTAGGTCGAGCAAGAGCAGCACAATTAGCAGGAAGAAGACCAGTAAGTTTAAGAACAATAAAGCGTATGCGCTCTTTCTTAGCCAGACACACACCAGATAAGAAAGCAGAAGGTTTTAACCGAGGCGAAAAGGGTTATCCATCTGGAGGAAGAGTTGCTTGGGACGCATGGGGTGGCGATGCTGCTGAGAGTTGGGCTAGATCAATAGTAGAAAGAGTTGATAAGTCTTTTGATTATCTAGCACCATTTATGAAAGCCGATGATAAGAAATTTACTCTAGGACCTCTGTATATTCCTAATAAATTAGATGCCCACAGTGAGTGGACAGATGAAGAAGAATTGCAGAATGCTGTATGGGATTACGTAAAGTCAGGCGATAGAAATATTCATTTACAACATAACCGAGATGTAGTAGCAGGTGAATGGGTTGAGATGATGACCTTCCCTTATGAACTAAAGATTCCAACAACTAAAGCCGATGGTAAGAAGACAGAGTTTACTTATCCTGCCAACACAGTTTTCATGGGAGTATTGTGGAAAGACTGGGCATGGGAATTAGTTAAGTCAGGCAAACTAAGCGGATATTCTATTGGTGGTAAAGCAAAAAGATTAGGAACTGATATACCTGATGATGCAGAAAAAAGCGATCCCGGTGTCAATGCGGTTCATGTAGATACTATTATGAAACCACCTAAAAAACTTAAAGAAATTGAGAAATCAACTGAAAGCACATTGGAAGAAAAAGCCAAAGAACATAATGAAGAAGTAGGCGATGCTAAAGGCAAAAGAACTACTACTGGAACATTACTTCAAGTTTACAGAAGAGGCATAGGGGCATATAAAACCAACCCATCTTCCGTTCGTCCAAATGTTCAAAGTAAAGAACAATGGGCTTTTGCTAGAGTAAATGGATTTTTACATGCGTTGCGTAATGGAAGATTCAAAAGAGGCGCGTATGATACAGACTTACTACCTGAAGCACACCCATTATCAAGCAAAGGTAAGAAAAGCGATGAATGAGAAAGATTTTAGATTCCTACCGCAGTCGTCCTGTTGTTCGAGCGAGTGCTCTTGCTCTGTTGCTGTATCTGAGTCCAGTATTGTTATACAGATTCCTAAAGAAAAAGCGGAGTAAATAATGGGCATATTCTTAAATGATCACGGCTTAGGACAGGAAGTTCTTAAACACGGAAGCCATAACCAGTTATCACATGGAAGAAGAGGTGGTGGTAAAGGCGGAAGTGGTGCAGGTGGCGGAAATTCTAAACCTAATACAATGATGTCTAATGAGTTTATAGATAAAACTGGTAATGAAGTATCTAATCAAATGCGTGACGCAAGCATTAGCCTCGTAGATGAATTAGAAGGTTTAAGAGAGCGTGCCGATAATGCGGTACAAATAAAAGCACTTAATTCTGCTAGAGTAAATGTAGAGGGAGCAACAAAAGATTTTATGAGTGCTAAAAAACTTAAAGGACAGGAAAAAATAGCAAAGATACAATCTGGGGTCAATAAATATGAGAGTGCTCTAGATAAAATTTCTGGTTTAGAAATTTATAGAATGAATGTAGATCAGGTTATTCAAAATGCTTATACCGAAATCCCAGAAACCATTAGAGAACTTGGTATTGAGAGTTCACTAGATATTTAATCAAGGTAGTCAATTTTTACAGCAGTAATTAGTAACCAGATAATGCGATAATAGGTAAGAAATCCTTAATTAACAAGGGGTGCTTACTTGCTAAGATTCAACAAATACTATTCAGTTGCCTTTATAGTGGGCTGGCTGACCCTGACCCCAGTTGTAGCATTCGCTGATGAAATTACTATTACCTTAACTCCCGAGATAGCCTTCGTAGATACAGTAGTTGAGGTAGTAACTCCTACTGAATATGTAATTGAAACGACTACTGGACCACGCACTGAAGTAGTTAATTCAGTAACAGTTGAAAGGGAAGCATGGGTAGATTCATGGATTAGTTTATATCGTGGTGTGGCAGTTGAGGGTGGAACAGTAATTGCACAAGATGACGATAGCAACCACAATACCCAAACCAATTATTATGCTTCTAGATTAAGCGGAACTCTAACTCCCGACATTTACACTATACGAGCAACTTCTTACGACTTTATAGTTGCCAATCAAAGACCTATTGGAACCTATACTTTAAGTAGTAATTTAATCAATCTTCCAGAAGTAGAGCCAACACCGCAAGAGCCACAGCCCCAGCCAGAAGACCCATCAGAAAACCAAAACCCAGTGACACCTGAACCTACCGAACCAGTAGAGCCAGTAGTAGTGCCACCTGTTGTTCCAGTAGAGCAACCAGTGATAACACCAGAGATAGTAATTCCATATATTCCTCCTCAGATTATTGTGATAGATACAAGCCCAGAGCCAATAACCACGATACAACCACCAGTAGAACAGTTGCCCGAAGAATTGGTTTCAGAACTTGAGGTACTTGTTCCTGTTGTTGAACCTTCCATACCAGAAAACCCAGAACAACTGATACCAGAAATAGAGCCAGAAAGTCAGTCAGAAGAACCACTTGATACTCCTATCGTTAATGAAGAGCCTATCACCCAAATAGAAGAAAACCTAGAACCGATAACAGTTGCAGAACTAGAAACTTTAGTAGAGAACCTAGAAATGGGCGGAGTAGTTACGGCTCAAGACTCTATAGAGATACTAGAAGCCTTATCTCAAGACGGAGAAATCACCCAAACTGAAGTTAATAACCTTTCAGAGCAATTAAGCGAAGATGGAACTTTCACTGAATCTGAGAGGGAATTAGTCGCTGAAGCCTTAATTGAATCTGCTGAAGGTGAAGCAGTAACAGTTGAGGCTATTGCTGAAGCAGGAATTACTTTAGCCGATCTTCCACCTTCCACGCCTGTTGAAGTACGCCAAGACTCAAATGGAAATGAAGTAATCGTAATTGCTGAAGTTGCCGCAGCGTTAGTTATATTAGAGAGTCCAGTAGAATTACTTAGTACTATTTTTTCTGACCCTGCTCAGGCTCTATTGGCTATAAGCAGTATCGGAGCAGATATGTCTGACGAAGAACGCTCTGAGTCAGAACAGACAATCGTTGCCGCAGTTATTGTAAGTGGTATAGCAGTTCAGTCTGCTACTACTGCAGCACTCGCAGGTAGCGTTAGTTATAGAAGGAGGTTGTAATGAAGAAATGGTTTTCTGATATAGCCAATCAAATCTGGACATTACTGGGCATGTTTGTTGCTTGGGTAGTTCTTGATGGCTCCGCCAAAACTGTTGTAGGTTATGCTATTGTCGGTTCTATGATTTTATGGGTAGCGACTTTTCCACTACGCAATTCAACCGAGGATTAATGTTAAACCTAAACGAGTTTGCAGTTAATAAGGCAGAAGAAGATTGCCCATTACCAACACAGGATATTAAACTTAATCTCAAGAATCGAAAGAATGCTATTGATACGGCAATGTATGGACCACTAAATCCTGCCGAACCCAACAACGAATATTGGGAAAAGATGGCTGAAGAGTGGAATGTTACTACCGCAGTAGCAAAGAAACAAAGATGCGGAAACTGTGCAGTATTTATCGTGACACCCGAAATGAAGAACTGTATCTCTTCCGGCTTGACTGGGGGCGATAGGCAAGATGAGTTTGACTCTATAGACGCAGCAGGTCAATTAGGATACTGCGAGGCTTTTGATTTCAAGTGTGCCGCAAAAAGAACATGTCGTGCTTGGGTGGTCGGAGGACCAGTAAAGTAATGAGCAAAGCCAAAACTTGCCCTAAATGCGAAAGATTCTTCAATCCTAAGTTTTCAGGAACCCAGTGGGGAAATATCATAATCTGTACCGACTGCTATGTTTATGAGCAGATAAAGTTCGACACATCAAACACGAAACTACGGAATATTGCTGCGGCACGAAATAAGGGCAACTACTAGATAAAATAAACCCTATCGTGTGTTATTCTTAGAAGTTAGATAGAGGCACGATGTCAAACTATCTATAATGAACGGGAGTTAGAATGGCCAAAGCCCGCAAGATGGTTTCTTTGAATATAGAAGAAGCATCTGGAGTTGACCACCCTGCTCATCTTCATGAAGGTTGGTTAGTCATCAAGTCAGATAATTTGACTGGCATGGACGACCTTCTTTCAGACCTAAACAAACAAGATAATAACTCA